AGCCGTCAGTCGTTCTGTGACTAATCTAAGGGCATTCATTGATGGGTCGCAGATCGGCAGCACGACTACCAATAGCGATAACTTGACTTCGACCGATCCGTTTTGGGTTGGTGCTTTCAGCTTTGGCGGCATATTTAGCTATCTCACAGGCTGGTTAGACGAGTGCCGGATCACCAAGGGTGCCGCCCGACACACCGCCAATTACACGGTAGATGACGCCGCATTCCCGAACAGCTTATGACAGGAACCCCAGGCAAAACTACCGCCTAGTTCCACGCAGTTATGCGTGGTTTAGTCCCATGTACGGTCAAAACGATTTGATGGTAACTGGTTGTTCTGTCGGCGATTCCCGATAGACCCCCAGTCAAGTGCGCTACCAGGCTGCGCCACGCCCCGAAGCCTTTTGGCTCAACGACTTGCGCGCGTCGCCTCGCCGCTGTTTGGCCGGATATTACCCGAGTTTTGCCCGGTGCGGGGAAAACTCCTGCCTGGATCGCGCTCATCGGGTCGGTCCGGATGTCCTGATTTTGCGGTCGTAGACGCGCCGCATGTCGCTGCGATGCCCGGCGGCCAGATGCCCGTTGGCGTGGTCGCTGTAGCCCTTGGCCTTGATGTCGTGGATCGTCCACCCGGACTGCCCGGCACGCTCCATTGCACGAACGAATGCCGACCGCAGCGCGGAGTAGGTCATGCGCTGGCCGCGATCGTTGGCGAGTACGTGCGTCAGGCTCGGCACCGGCCCGCGTGCGGCGTCCACGGCGGCCCGCAGGCGCGGCGTCCATGTCATCACGTTGGGCAGGCTCCCTTTGCGGCGCGCGACGGTAACGCCCTCCGCCCCCAATTGGCTGACGCGCATGTCCAGCACTTCGGACACGCGGCACACGGTCAGGTAGGCGATCTCCATTGCGGCGCGCAGCGTCCTGGGCGCCACGGCCAGCACGGCCTCGAACTCCGCGTCCGTGACGTACCGCTCACGCGGCTTCTCGGTGTTGCGCGACACGCCGCGACAGGGGTTTTCCTTGATGATGTCCCGCTCGGACGCCCACGCATACGCCGCCGACAGCGCGGCGCGGTAGCGGTTGGCGGCCTTGGGCGACGGGTAACCGTCCAGGAACAGGCGCACTACGCCGCGCGTAACCTCGTCGGCGTACAAGTCCCCGAACGACGTCAGCGTGCCGTCCACCCGCAGCGGGAACGCAAACAGCTTGCTGTAGCCGATCTCGTACAGCGCCCGCGTCTGGAAAGACAGGCACCGGTAGCGCTCGCTGCCCATGTAGGCGGCGACCAGCGCGCGCACGGTGCGACGGTTCCCCGTGGCCGACTGGTGTTCCTCGTACCGCCGCCAGACCTCGGAGCGTGGCGCGTGGCGCGAGCACAGGCGCACGGTCCCTTCGCCCGGCCGCTTCAGTATGTAGTAGCTGTTCTTGGGGTACACATAGGGCGGCAGCCCGGCGTTGGCGGGTTTCCGTGGTCGCGCCATGCGTCCTCCTAGGCGGCCTCTATGCGCCGCGCGCGCGGCGCGTCGTCCCGCGCCAAGCCCAGGGCGGCGTCGAGCGCCGCCTTCGTCGTCCACACTCTGCCACGGCTCACGAAATACGGCACGCCCAGGCGCGTCAGCTCGCGCTTGATGGTGGCCGCCCGGGTGACACCGATGGCCTCCTCAAGCTGCTCCTGGGGGACGATGTGGGTGGACATGGCGTTGGCGGCTATTGCGCGTCAGGCTTAAACGCATCTGCAAAATCGTTGGCGATGCGCAGAAGCACGTCCGCGTGGCATGGTGCACAGTTCGCGCATTCGACGCCGAGCGGCTTGCCGTCCTTGTGCTCCGGGCACAGGCGGCACCAGCAGGCGAGGTCGCGGCCGCGTAAATCATTCTGCGCGGCCAGCATGTTGGCCTCGCTCAGCAGCAGCATGTCGAGCGCCATGCCGTGACGGTAGGGCAGCAGGTAATCGCGGTACCTGCGCACGCACTCGGCCGCATCGCCGTCCCTGCCTACGCGGTACGGGTTTCCCCATTGCGTAGGGCGAGCCACGCTGACGGAGCCCGGCGGCAGGCGCCAGCCTTTGGCGCGGCGCAGTTGGAGGCGGCGGGGTGTCATGCGTTCTCTCCGCGAGAAACCCCGCCCTTCAGGGCGGGGAGGATGTCAAGCGTTCTCTCCGCTCCCACCGCAGACCGGGCACGGTCCAATCGGCCCATTGTTGTCGGCCTCGACCTCGCCGGAGCCGCGAAAATAGGCGCATGAGGGCGGCGTCTGCTCGGACAGCAGCGGCGCGCGCCGGTAGCACGTCACGCCGGCGGCCATGTCCTCCGGTGTGTAGTATTCCGCGCAGTCGCAGTCGTCACCGCAGTACGCGGTCCGCGTTTCCGGCACCAGCAGGCCGTGGGCAACGGCCATCTCCTGTAGCGCGCCGCCATCGACATCGCCATCCGGCCACTCGGCCATGACGTCGCGCGCGAATGCCCGCAGGGTTTCGTTTTCTGCGCGCAGGCGATTGATTTCGGTAGCGTCGTGCTCAATCCGGTCAGCCGCCTGCCCTGCCCTCCAGGCGAGCTGCGCCAAGGTCAGCGGGTCCGGGTTGTCGGGGAAGGGCATCCGCAGGATACCGAGCAGCATCGTGTCGCTCATGCCGCGCCTCCGTCCTCAGTCGGCCCTGCCATCTGGCAGATCACCACTTCCATCGACGTCCCCGGGAAAGTGCCGGGCACGCCGACCCATTTCGCGCCCGCGCCTTGCAGCTCACTGTCATTGCGCGCCGCCGCGGGCAGCAGAGCCACCAGGCGACCGCCGGGCGCCAGCATGCTCACGGCGTGCAACAGGTGCGCTTTCCATCGGCCCTGGCTGTACGGCGGATTCATGACGATCGCGTCGAAACCGGCAGGCGGCGACCACGAGAGAAAATCAGCCTGCTGGCAGGCGTAGCCGGCCGCGCGAATGGCCGCCGCGTGAGCCGCGGCGATCTCGACGCAGGTCGTGGTGTCCTGCGGCAGAAGCCGAGCGATCGCGCCAGTGCCAGCGCTCGGCTCCAGGCAGGTGTCGCCGGGCCGGATGCTGGCCAGCGCGACCATCTGTTCGGCGATGTCGGCCGGCGTCGGGTAATACTGGTGGCTCGCCTTGTCCGGGATCACGCCCGACTGCGCCACTTCGGCGAGCGCGTCCCCCGGCGGGTAATCGAACACCCAGGCGCCGGAGTCGTTCCGTGCGCCGCCCAGCGCGGCGAGCACCGATTCCACGTCGCGCCTGACAGCCTTGTCGATATCGCCAAACAGGCGAATCGTGTTGCTGCTCTTGCCGCCCAAATTGGCCAGCGCTTCGATCACCGGCCACGGCAACGGGCGGTCGTAGATCAGCGGCGCCTTTTTTGAGCGGGCCGGCTTCGCCCGGAACTTGGGCGGGATGGCCATCGGGTAGCGGTGCGCCAGAATCTTGTTGAGGCGCCACGCAATCTGGGGGTGGACTTCAATGTGCGCTGTCCGTTTTAGGTAGGTGCGCAGGCGCAGCGCGCCGCCGTCCAGCGTCACCCACTGGCCTATGGTCTTGTCGGCGTAGCGAATCGCGTCGTGGCCGCATGACCAATTCGGCATGTCGCCGCGTTGCATGATCTTGCCCACCACCATGCGCAGGTCGCGGACCAGGCCGGTGGTGCCGTATGAGCTGTAATCGCTCACGCCGGAGAAGATCATGCGCTTGTAGAACCCTTCCGGCCGGTTGGTGACGTGCTCGCCGGACAGCCCGCGGAAAATCCCGTCCACCATGTCGGCCAGGAAATCCGCCCGCCTGCTCAGCAGATCGGCCATGGTGGCGCGCACTGTGTCTGGCTCAAACGGCGGCGTTTTGGCCGCACGTATGGACTCGTGCCATTCATCCCGGGCTTTCGCCGGCATGTAATCCAGCACGTCGGTGAACCTGATCGCCTTCTGCCAGTAGTTGGCATCCAGTTCGCGGACGGCATCCGCTTCGTCCGGCAGCGCCGTAATCCCGCGATCATTCCGGCGGGCGGCGGTCAGGAAATGCGCCATGGCAGCGCGGTGGGTCGGATCCTGCTGACGGGCCGCGATGCGCGCGATCTCGGCGCGGGTCTGTTGATAGTCCTCGAACAGGAAATCCCAGCGGTTCGACGCGGTGGGCGCGAAGAACTCCATCGACTCAAGGGCGCCCATTCGGCACCTCGCTCCATTTGCGGACGAAGGCGTCGCTCATGCCGCTACCTCTGACAGGCGCGTCACCACTTCCTCGACCTCAGCCAGGAACTTGCTTACCGCGAGTTCCAGTTCCTTGATCCGTGCGTCGTCCCGGAGTACGCGGGACACCCACAGTTGCAATTCCGGCGGCATGCGCGGGTCGTAGCTTCCGAAGTCGACCCAGGCGCGGCCGGTAACGGCCATCTGCCACTGCATCTGCGGCAGGTACTTTGCCGGCACGCGCCTGGATAGCAGCGTGTCGATGTGCGTGGCTGTGTTCGGGCACTTGATTTCGAGTAAGCCGTCATCGCCCACCAAGCCGTCCGGGGACGCGCCCGACCACGCAATACGCGGGTGTGGGTGCCAGCCGGTTTCCTCGACCATCACGCCGCTGGCAACCTCGTACATGGCGCGCGCTTCGTCTTCGGTGTCGATGCCGTGCTGTATCGCCGCGTTGGTATACGTCTCTTGCGTCCGGCCGGTCAGCCGCTCCGCCACAAGGCGCGCGCGCAGGTTGGCGCGCGATGCGGACTCGCCGCTCTTGGTTGTCGCCAGCATGTCGGCGATGCTGGAAGCGCCCAAACAGCCGAGTCTGGCCTGATACCACTCCTCTGTTCGTTGCTTCATGCCGCCTCGTCCTGCTTCGCAGCCATGGCCTTAAGGCGGGCGCCGTGCTCTTTCCACGCGGCAATTTTGGCCGGGCTGTTCGGTATCGACTTGAACGCTGACATGAGTTTGGCTGTCCCGCCCGCAGCCGCAGTTTCGAGTGCGTCGATCAGGTCCGCAAATTCGGCGTCCTGCCGTTCGTCCTGGGCCTCGCGTTCCTCCAGCGGCATGTCTTCGCCCGCGTAGATGTACAGGCCAAGGCCGTGCAGTGCGACCGCTTTGGCAAGGCACCGCTGCATCGCCGTGTTGACCGCGAATGCGTCCGGGTTCGAGATCGCCTTGTTGCGGTGGTCCATCACGGGCAGTTGAGCGGTGCGCGACACTCCAAAAGCCGTCACGGTGCAGAACACCATCATTGTGTCGCCGTAGCGCACTGGTTCGCGGTATTCCCATGTCGCCGCCGGATCGAGCCGCAGCAACCTATCTACGGCCCACGCCCAAGACAGGTACGAGAGGCCATTCTTCTTCTCGACGTGATCGTTGACGTTGATCTTTGCGATTTCGGCATAGGTACTCATTTCGGATTCTCCAAAAGCCACTGACGCGCCGCTTCGCACGCCTCGATGGCCGACACGGCGAGCCGCTCGACGCGCGGCGCCTGAGCAATGCCGAACATCTGGCAGGCGATCTCGGCCGCCGAATGCGGCTTTGCGCCAGCGCCGATCAGTTCGCGCGCCTTGGTGACGGCGCGGTAGATGGTTACTTCGTAGCTCACTCTTCTCCCCCGACATTGACCGTGGAAGGCTCAAAGAGCCGCGCTTCCAGTCCGCACTTGCCGTTATGGCCAAAGCGCGCAGTAATCGCGTAAGCATGGTTCCTGCCCACGCGCACAGCAGCGCAGTGCCACACGCAGCCTTCGTCGCCGCTCCGAATCAGGTGTTTGCATTCGCTGCACTTTTCTTTCCAGTCGCTCATATCAATCCCCGCGTGAAGTTCGACCGAGATTTCGGGCATCTAACGGAACCTCGGCGCGGCATTCATTCCGCCATCGACGCGGCGAGTTCCTGTGCCTTTACTTCGGCGCGGCCGAGCGTGGTTACTCTGACTCGGTCGCCGCTGCTGCGCGCAGCGTCTTGCAATTCGGCGATCTTGCGCGCCATTGATTCCGCCTGCCGCCGCAGTTCGCCGATGGCCAGCGACAGTTCCAGGGCGTTGTTGGCGACGGCTTCGACGGGCTTGTAGCTGCCCGTGCGACCCGTGGGCGACGGCACGTGCACGTAAACCATGCGGTCTGGCGTGTCGTCACGCACGACGCGGACGTTGCGGATAAGCGCCCGCGCTTCTTCGAGTCGCCATTGCTTGGCGGCCTCGGAGTCGTCCCAGGTGAAGCAGGGGTGCAGCGGCGAGTCCGGGGACTGCGCCGCCGCCACCACGTCTGCGGCACGGATGCCGTCGCTGCTGCACAGCTTCGCCAGTTCCGCACTGACCACGTCGGCGGATACGCCGCGAATGGTCTTGTTGCCGTTGATTGTGTGTTCCATTTCCATCTCCGTTGATTGCCTGCCTTGCCTTGCCTCGCCGCGCCAAGCCGGGCCAGTCCGTGCCAAACCTTGCCTAGCCGCGCCTGCCTCGCCTCGCCTCGCCATGTCACGCCAAGCCTAGCCCCGCCTGCCTAGCCCATCATTCGAGCCTGAACGTCCCCCAGCCCAGTCCGGCCGACTGGCGCGAGTCGGGCCGGCCCTCGCCGATGCCGACCTGCATGCCGACGCGGTCCATGAGGTTCGTTACATCGTTCAGCGTGAACTGGTCGGCGTCGTAGCGGACGCGCACATCGGCTGACCACTCGCGCCAGATGGGGCGGACGCGGATGTCGGGGCCGCCGGTGGCATTGCGCACGGCCATGTCAATGCGCTCCGGCGTGCCGTTGATGCGGATCAGCGGAATGCCGTCTATGGCATCGATTCCGTCTGCAGCAACGAATACGGAAAGCTTGGCCAGCGTCATCTTGAAGCCCACCAGGCGGCATGCCGAAATCATGGCTGCCCGGAATGCGCCGGCCGGGATACCCACCCAGCCCTCGGTGCTGACGTGCATTGCCTGTTGGTAGTCGTCCTCAAAGTCGCGCGGTTCGCGTGCTTTCTTGCCGCGCGCCGTGCTGCCGGCCATCATCTTGGCGGCCATCTGCTGCTTTGCCTTGCCTGAGAACCGCGCCTGCACGTATGGCGCAGTGCCTACAATGCGAAACAGCGCTGTTTCGATCTTCGGCGCCTTGATGGATACCTGGATATCTTCTGGCTTCATGTCATTGCCCTTTCAATATGCGGCGATCGGCGCCGCGCCGTGATCAAAGTGTTGTGATTCCATTCGCGCTTAGGCGAGCCTCCCCAGCCGAATGGCATTCTCGATTTCGCGCCTTACATCGACCTCGGCGCGTCGTAATGCCGCGCCCATTCCCGGTCGTCGCCCGCGTCGGCGTAAGCGCCATCACGTCGCGCCTCCCATTCCGCGTCGACCCGCAATTCCGCTTCTTCCTTCGCCAGCTTTCGGGCGTAGGCTTTCAGGCGCTCGGCAATGACACTGCCGGCCGCCGTGTGATCCCCGGCGATCAGGTGTTGCAGCGTGTCGCCGAGCACGTCGCGAAGGTCGAATTCGTCGCAGAACTGCTCGAACACGGTGTCGCCGAACGGCGTGTAGTCGCCATCGATCAGCTCGTCGGCGCGCTCTGCGATGGCGCGGTCGCGCGCCTCGGACACGTCCCAATCGCGCAGGTGTGCGTTGAGGCGCATGTCGTCGTATGCGCGGTTGGCCGCGCGGAAGGTTGCGTTCATGGCCGCCCCCGCACGCCGAGCAGGTAGCCGACCGCCAGAACGGCGGCGTGGGTGAGGAATGCGACGAGGTAGATGTTCATGCTGGCGCCTCCGGGGTGGAGCGCAGCAGGTCGACCACGCCGTCGATGGCGGCGGTCAGGTCGCGCATCAGGTGTGCGGGCAGGTGCTCGGCGGCATGGAACTCGCACAGGCGCAGCCAGGTGATGGCCTGGCGCCGCTCGTGGTCGGTGCGGCGGTCCACCCACGCCGGGGCCGCCATGAGGCCGTTGTTCGGGGCGGCGTTCATGGCGCCTTCCGCAGGAACGCCGGCACCGGCGGGCGGGTGCGCGTGGCCATCACGCCGGACCGGGCCATCCGCCGGTTGTGCGCGGCGCGCTGCTTGCGCTCCAGCTTGCGGATGAGCCGCTGCCGGTCGTAGATGTCGGCCCGCAACAGGTCGATGCGTGCGGCGCGGATGCGGTAGGTGAGGCGAGAGAGGATGGTCATTCGTCGATCTCCGTTGATTCGCCGTAGCCGTCGCCGTAGCCGTAGCCGTCGCCGTCGCCGTAGCCGTCGCCGTAGCCCTCGCCGTCGCCGTCGCCGTAGCCGTCGCCGTAGCCGTCGCCGTAGCCGTCGCCGTAGCCGTCGCCGTCGCCGCGGCCGTAGCCGTCGCCGTCGCCGCAGCCGTAGCCGTCGCCGCGGCCGACCAAGCCGGCGGCCGCTTTCACGTATGCGCGTTCGTCGTCATCGCGGCACAGACGCAGCGCCGCAGTCGCCGTTAACGCAGTCGGAATCTGGGGCAGACGTACGAGCCATTTGTCCACGCCAGCCCGGCAGGCCCCGGCGCGGATGACGTCATCCCGCGTGATCAGTCGGCCAGCCATTTGCTCCGCGCCTCGTCGGTGACGGCCCAGACGGCGGTGATGTCGTGCAGGGCCTCGATGTCGGCCGGCGACCCGATGCGGGAGTCCGCGTTGGGGCCTACTTGTGCCAGTTCGGCGACGCCTCGGGTGGTGGCCCAGTAGATGGCCATGCGGGCACCCTTGAGCGCCATCGTGCGGGCGGCCATGTCCTGGTCGTCCGGGACGAGGCCGAAAAAGACGCCCTTGTGCAGGGTGGTGACGAGAATTGCCTTCATGGTTGCTCCGTTCGGCGGCGTCACCGCGACGCCAGGCGCCATCTTGAGTGCTGTCGTGGCGCGTGTCAAGCATTTTTTTACGATTCACGAAAATATTTTTCGCCTTCCCTTGCGCGCCAGAAAATGCTAGGCTGCGCGCATGGAAAAACGAGATCACCCGCTAGTCATCGCCGCCCGGCGCGGCCTGCGCGTCCATCATGGGCACGGCGTCGAGATCGCCCGCGAGGCCGGCGTGTCGTATAGCTGGCTCGGCAAGATCAGCAGCGGCGCGATCCGCAACCCCCGTATCGAGCAACTGCAACGGCTGCTCGACGTGCTCGCGGCGCGGCCGGTTGACATGCCAGGCGATGGGGTGTAGAAAGGCGCCGTCGGGTGGCTCCCGGCAGGAACGTCACCCCGCTTAGGTGGGGCTTGAAAGGTTGAAGGGCGGAGTCGTTCCTCGCCCAGATGCTGCCCAAGCCAGGGCCTTGCCCCACCTAAGCGGGGTTTTCTATGTCCGCAGACATCACAAAATTTCTCGACCGCCCAATCGCGTATCACCGCAGCCTAGTGCCAATTGCCGGCTGCGTCACTGGAGCCATATTCCTTAGCCAAGCCTTGTACTGGTCTCGGCGCACCGGCGACGACGAAGGGTGGTTTTTCAAGACGCAGGCCGAGTGGGAGGAAGAAACCGGACTCGGCCGCCGCGAACAGGAGTCGGCGCGCAAAGCGTTGAGGGCGGCGGGCGTGCTGACAGAACGCATGTCAGGGTTGCCGGCCCGCCTGTACTTCCGCGTGAACCTAGACCATCTAGGCGATCTACTTGCCAAACAAGGATGGCGGAAAACGCCATACTGTGATGGCGGAAAACGCCATACTGTGATGGCGGAAAACGCCAACCTATATAAGGAAACAGAGACTACTACAGAGACTACGTCAGAGAATTCATACACGCCTGCACGCAAGCGCGCTGACGGTATTGTTCAAAAGCCTTCCGACGTAGACGACAGGGTGTGGTCCGACTTCTTGGCGCTGCGGAAAGCCAAGCGTGCGCTGCTGACCGAAACCGCGCTGGCCGGCATAGCCCGTGAGGCGACCAAGGCGGGCATAACGCTAGACGAAGCCCTGCGAACCTGCTGCGAACGCGGCTGGCAAGGCTTCAAGGCGGAATGGGCAAGCAACGGCGCGCAGCCCGCTCCGGCCAATAGCGGCGGACAGGTCCCGACCATATCGTCGGGTGACTGGTAATGTCCGCACAGCTAGCTGCCGAGCAGGCGATCCTCGGCGCGCTGCTGATCGGCCACGACTGGCACACGGCAAGCGTGCTGTCGGCCGACGACTTCCAGGCCGAAAGCGAGCGCCTGATCTACGCCGCCATTGCCGGCGTGGTCGAAGATGGCGGCGACGTGGACATCATCACGGTCGCCGAGTGGCTGGAGCAAGCCGGCCAGCTTGCCCGCGTCGGCGGCATGGAATACCTCGGCGTCCTGGCGCAAAACAGCACCGGCGCCATGCTGCCGGCCTACGTCGGGCTGCTGCTTGACCACGCACGGCGGCGGCGGGCGCACGGGGCGCTGATGGCGGCGCTCAAGGAACTATCTGCCGGCGGCGACCCTGCCGACGTTCTGGCGCGCGCGCAGGCGGCGCTAGGGGCCGATCAGGAGCCGGGCGGCATCCCACTAGCCGCTGTCATTGATCGCGCCGCAGAAGCGGCCCTGCGCGCTCAGGCGGAGTCCCGTGACGGCACGGCAGGCGCGTACACCGGCGTACCGTTCATCGACGACTTCACCGGCGGTCTGCGCGGCGGCCGGCTGTGGGTCATCGCCGGCCGTCCTGGCGCGGGCAAGTCGGCGTTCGGCATTCAGGCACTGATCCATGCCGCCAAGCGTGGCGTTCCGGGCGCGCTGGTGTCGCTGGAAATGGGCGCCGCCGAAACCGGCGTCCGCATCCTGGCGCAGCACTTGGGCGTATCGGCCACGCGGCTTTCGGCCGGACGCGACGAAGAAGTCGCCGAACTGGACAGTCCCCGTGTAGCCGATCTGCGGTCACTGCCGGTGGTGTTCGACCAGACGGCCTACCGCATCTCGGACATCCTGCAACGCGCCGACCAGTGGCGGCGGCAGCACGGCATCAAGCTGCTGGTGGTGGACTACTTGCAGCGAGTTGAAGGCGGCAAGGGGTCATCGCGGAACGAGGAAATCGGCGACGTGGTGCGGCGCCTGAAACGCCTGTCGCTGGAGCTTGACCTGTGCGTCGTGACCATCGCCAGCCTGAACCGCATGTCGGAACGCGAGAACCGCCGGCCGGTGCTGGCCGACCTGCGCGAGTCCGGCGACATCGAGTTCGACGCGGACGTGGTGATCGCGCTGCGCCGCGCGGCGGTGGAAGACACGCCGGTCTACGACGTGGAAGCCGGCATCATCAAAAACCGCACGGGCCGCGTCGGGTGGGCCTCGGCGCCGCTACAGTTCGACGCCCGGCACCAGACGTTCCGCGAGATCGACGCGCGGTATGCGCAGGTGCGCGGTCGTTGATCCGTCGACCAGACATCGACCGTCCTTGCCTATCCTGCGGTGCGGAAGCGGCGCCCATGTTTGACGGCGGCCCGGCTTATGCGTTGTGCGAGCGGTGCGCGGCCTTCGAGCGGGCCGAAAAAATAATTTCCGCAGCCATTGCATTTTGTGGTGAAGGTCGGTATAAAAATGAAAACGGCGGCGTGGGGCGAAACGGAGAATGCGATGAAAGCTGACGATTTTCTCGATGTCGCCTTTGCCGTCGAACTCAAGGCGCTGGTGGCGCGGGGGGCGGCGTGAGCGGCGCGCGCATCTGCTGCGATCGGCAGAGCCTCAATCGGATGCTGAAATGGCCGCAGGTTAACGACATGTGCCTGAGCTGCGGCACGCATTGGTACGGTGACGCGGATATCGGCGTCCAACAATACACGCGCCGGCAGTGGGACGCACTGATCGATGCCGCATGGGAAGCGGACCGCCTTTGCCCGCGGGAAGGCGAGGAAGTGGAGCTGGAGTTCCACGACGGCACGCGGCAGCGTGCGACCTACCGGCTGCGGTCGTTTTTCTCCCAAGGCGAGATTTTCTTTCGCCAGGACGTGAAGAACGTCCGGCGATTGCTAAGGAGCGCGACATGACCGCGCCCGTCACCATCGGCGCCGCCACCCTGCACCTTGGCGACTGCCAGGCCGTGCTGCCCACCCTGCCGCCGGCCAGCATCGACGCCGTGGTGTGCGACCCGCCTTATGGCCTCGGCTTCATGGGCAAGGCGTGGGATCACGGCGTGCCGAGCGCGGACGTGTGGCGGGACGTGCTGCGCGTGCTCAAGCCCGGCGCGCATCTGCTGGCCTTCGGCGGCACGCGCACGTATCACCGGCTCGCGTGCGCCATCGAGGACGCCGGCTTCGAGATCCGCGACATGATCGCGTGGGTCTACGGCTCGGGCTTCCCGAAGTCGCACAACGGCGAGTGGGGCGGCACCGCCCTCAAGCCCGCACATGAGGACTGGTGGCTCTTCCGGAAGCCTCTCGATGAGGCCACAATAGCCGGGAACGTGCTTAGGTGGGGATGCGGCGGGCTGAATATAGATGGATGCCGGATAGGCACCGATGAACGGCTTTCGTTTGGATCTAGGGAAATTGGTGATGGTGTAAAGTATTCACCGATGCCCAAAGACAAGCAAACTCCTGGTATTCAGAATCAAATGGGCCGTTTCCCCGCAAATCTCATCTGGTCTCATTCCCCGCTATGCAAGAGGATAGGAACAAAGAAAGTGAAAGGCAGCCAGCTAGATCATGTTTGCTCAAGGAAAAGTGATAACGGAATTTACCACCCATATGGTACTCAGCATCGAGTAGGATATACTGATGCCGATGGCATGGAAGAAGTCGAATCCTGGGACTGCCATCCCAGCTGTCCGAGCTGGCAATTTGCGAAGGCGGGCGAGACCAAATCGGGCGCAATGAAAAAAGAAGTTTCTGCATACGAAGGCGAAAGTATAACAGGATTCTTGCGGGGCAGGAGCGGTCCCTCTAACCAGCATGGGGATAGTGGCAGCGTTTCCAGATTTTTTAAGTCCTGCCAATTCACAGAAGAGGATATCCCGGCCTTCATGTACTATGCAAAGGCGAGCCCGTCCGAGAGGGACGGCTCAACCCATCCGACAATGAAGCCCCTCTCCCTCATGCGCTACTTGTGCCGCCTAATCTGCCCGCCGGGTGGCCTGGTATTAGATCCGTTTGCGGGCAGCGGCACGACCTGCCTGGCAGCAAAGCTGGAGGGCTTCGGGTACATTGGCATAGAGAAAGAAGTTGAATATTGCGACA